GAATATACTCACTCATAATGCTTGTTAATTCAGCTTCAGCATCTAAAGCTTGATAAGCATTAAGATCTTGAGCAAATTCAGGTGTCCATACAGCCTTTAATTTCTTGGTTTTAGCAACAATTGCTTCAGAACGCATTTTTACGTTAATTTCTGGGATAGAAATTTGAGCGCCTAATGAGTTAGGAGATGAATATGTAGATCCAGATTCAAAATCACCACGATTATTATCAGCTGTATCCTTAGTGTAATAAAGTACAGTATTTGCTGAAGTAGCAGTACCATTAGTTTCAGCAGTAGAAGCGGTTACATAGAAAGTAAGGTTAGTACCATCAAATGTAGTAAATGCTGGTAATGCTTTAGCAACAGTAGCAGCAGCACCTGAAACGATTAAGAATCCACGAACTCCATTTGGATCTAAAGATGAAGTAACAGCGCTAGCATCAAATGTAAACTTTTTAACTGTTCCAGCAGCAACAGAAGCAGATAATGTTGAATCATAATTAACATTAGTCCAAGAAGCTGTAGTTACAGTAGCTGTAAATGAAGCTGAGAATTGGTTAGTAGAGTAGGTGAATCGACCGGCACCATACAAACCACCATTTGCAGCATTAGTAGCGAATGGATAAGTAGAACCAGTATCACCATACATAGATGCATTAGGAGAGAATGGTCTTTTATCTGTACCATATTGGAAATCCAAATAGAATACAAGACCAGAAGGTAAGTTCATTGGTTGAACGCTAACGAATTCTTTTGCTGCGATTTGACCAAATACCTTACGTACTAATGGGAGTGCAATACCAGCCCATTGTTCACCTGTACCCGCGGTAAATGCACCTGTACCACCGGTTTGTGAAGTTTCAACTACGAGTTGTTTTGCTTGGTTTTCAAGCATAAGTGACATGTTATTTTTGTCAACTTCGCTTCCAAGTCCTTCAAGTAAGCCTGTTTTGGCCCACTTATTTGCTAATCTAGCGGCGTCGTTTTGTAAGTTTTTCCAACCGCCAGCAGCAGATTCTAATAAATTTTGAACTGTGCTCATTTTATTAAAGGGGTTTTAAATTGTTTTTAAATTAATTAATTCCGGCTAATTTTTTAAATCTTTCAACCATGCCATTAGATTCTACAATTGGGGCTTTAGTAGCACCGATTGTTTTAGAAGCAAATCCCATAGATTCATTAACTGGTGATTTTTTGAGTTTTAAACTTTCCATTAATGTTTCATATACTAATTTTGCTTCTTTAACACTGTTAGCTTTGTCAAAAGCAGTTAAAACTTTAACCTTTTGCGCTTCATTAAGCGACTTGTTTTTGAAAACTTTGTTGGTATAAAGAAGTTTTGCATTTAAAAGGTTAACTTCATTAAGTTCGTTTCTTAACTCATTGATAGTTTCACCCATTTCTTCAAGTTGAGAAGATTTTGCTTTGTCTTCTTTCTTTTCTGTTACACCTCCGCCACCACCGGTGTTTTTAGGAGAGGTAGCTTTACCAGCTTTTTCTAAGAAAGCAGCAACTTTTTCACCAGCTTTTCCTAATTTTCCAGCTTTAGCTAAGTCATGAAGTTTAGATACAGTCATAGCAGCAGCAGGAATACCAAAAGCGGTACCCAATGCTGTAAGCATTAAAGCAGTATCAGTTATTTCATTTACTGGTTCTTTTTCTTTTTTAGCTTCTTTTTTCATTGATTTTTCTTTAGAGTTTTTAGCTTTCATTTCAGCAAGAAGTTCTTCAAGAGTATATTCATCAAGTGGTTTAGATTCTTCTTCTTCACCTCCTGACATCATATCAGATGAAAGTTCACCAGAACTAAACATGTCTTTGATTGTATCTTCAATGAAAGATTTAAATTCTTCTTTAGACATACTTTCAATGTCGATATCCTCATCACTGCCTTCTTCTGTTTCTTCTTCTGCTTCTTCCTCTTTTTCTTCTTCTTCAGCTTCTTCAAGTTCAGCTAAAAGTTCTTCTAAGTTTACTTCTTCTTCCTCTTCAGCTTCCATCATGGCTTCCTCTTCATCATCGGCATCCATCATAGCTTCTTCTTCTTCATCAGCTTCCATCATGGTTTCCTCTTCATCATCGGCTTCCATCATGGCTTCTTCTTCATCTTCAGCTTCTTCGAATTCAGCTAAGAGTTCTTCTAAATCAATTTCATTCATAGCTTCTTCTTCTTCATCAGCTTCATACATGCCTTCTTTTTCTTCATCAGTTTCATCTAAGGCTTTTTCGCCCATTGAACCGAATCCAACACCAGCATCTGCTTTATTTTTTTCAAAGCCATACTCTTCAGTATCATCGGCTTCTTCCATTTCAGCAAGACGTTGAGATAACATGGATTTAAGTTGAGGAGTGAATGCTTCTTCTAACGCAGCTTTAGCGTTTGCAATAGCAGTTTCTTTAACGGCTTTTGCATCAGCAATAGCTTCTTTGAGTAAATCTCTGTTTGATTTCATTTCCGTAAATTTTTTTTAGGAACTACGTTTATTAATAAAAACGTAATGGGGGATTTAACTGTGGTATAAATGCCATATAAGACTGATGGCATATTCTAATATACATATATGAGGATTCTTCAAAATTGCACAGAAAAAGAAATGCCTCGCAATAACGAGGCATCAGTCTTAAAATACTATTTTAAGAGGGGTTTAACGTTCCATTTCAATATCAAATCGTATATAATCTTTAACTTTTAATTTTGATTTATAAGATAAATTTTTATAATCTTCATCATCATTTACGCCTTTTAAATCAAATTTATATTTTTCTCTTAAAGCATCAATTATTTCTGATTCAGATGTTTCTAGTATTTTTTGAATTTCTTCTTTAATAATTTGTTGTAGTTCTAACTTTTTCATGTTTTTTAGAATATTGGACAAGTTCCATTAGCACATAATATATCTGTGATAATAGAATTAACCTTAGTGTAAGGGTTAGGGTTAGGAGTTAATTTATTTTCATTTAGGCTTACAACCTGCATATATGATCCGGGGTTAGATGGGGTAGAAACAAAATCCCAACAAAGAAGTTCAAAATCATCTTGTACTTCTAAAATGTCATCTTTTTGTTTTAATGAGCCCATTCCTCTAGAGGATACACCTACAGTAATGTTATTTTTAAGAAGAGAAGTTAAAATATTACCAGAAGGAGTAGGAAGAATTTCAATAACCCCTTTAATTACATCTCCATCCCACCATATTTTTTTAATATTGTGAGATACATTTTTTAAATTTATAATAGAAGAATCAGGGTGATCTAGTTCACCTAAAGCTCTATTTTCTTCAATGCTTTTTAGGTATTTATCAATTTCCCTTTTCCAAAGTTCTTTTTTATAATATCTACCATTACCATTTTTTACTTCAGCTGTAGCTAATATTCCTTCTACTAAAACATTTCTATTACCAGACTTGGATTCGCTAATAACTAAATTACTAGTAGGTTTAAATATATTAGTTTCAATTAAAGTCTGTTTCATATTATGCAGCGTCAGTAGGTTGTTCAGATTTAGTTGTACCTTGGGCCTTTTTAAGTGCTTGAATGGATTTATCTATAGCTTTTTTTTGAGTTTCTTTATTTTTAATTTCAGCATCAATTTCAGCTGTAGCAGCAGCAATTTCTTCTTTGCTGCGTTCATTTAATGGTTCTTCTTGTTGTGGTGCTTTTTTAGAAGGCTTTTTATTAAGCTTATCTTTAAGTTTTTCTAACTTTTTAATATCATCACTTAATTCTTTTATTTTTTTAGGATTAACAGAATCAGCTTCAAGTTCTTTTAAAGTTGTTAAAGCTTTAAGTTTCTTTTTACGCTTATTAATTTCTTTATCAATTAATTTAGTTTTAGCTTTAACAGATGCTTCTTCACCAGCCGCGTCTATTTCTTTTTGATTAATTGCTTCTACAATTAATTTAGTAATAATATTACGAAGTTTTTGTTCCTGAATATGGTTCATTTCTGTTTCTTGGAGTTTAATTTTCTTTTCTTTACCAGGCATCGGCATTTTTTTAATACCTTTAGATGATTTAGGAACCATAGACATTAAATCAATTTTTCTAGGCATTCCTGTTTTGTTTTCTTTTTCACCTAAATCTTTAGTATTTGATTTAGGTTTTTCAGGTTCAAAATTTTCTGATTCTAAATCACCATATCCGCTAGATTTGTATTTTCCTTTAGGTTCTTTTGATTTTCCTAATCCTGGGTGTTCATCTGTGTATCCAAGATCTTTAATACCAAATTGTCCTTTTTTAACATAATGTAGTCTATCTTTAGATAAATTTTTAGTAATAATAGCCTTTAATTCATCTATAGATTTATCAGAATTTTTAACATCACCTATTTCTACTAGATACCCTAATAAAAATTCTTGTCCATAAACATTGTCGATGTTATCTAAAGTTTTATAATCGTAACCTCTAGTTTCCATATCGGTTACTTCTTTAGTAGTTTTCTTTTCTATTGCTTTAGCTTCATTTAAAGATAATTTTCTTTTTTCTTTATTTTCATTAAGAGGCAAACCATTTTCATAACTAGCTAAAGTTGTATCTGAATCATACCAATCTGATACTTTGTATCCACCTGATGGGACTTCGTTTACATGTTGTACTACTCCATGTTTTTCAGACATTGCTTGAGCATATTTTTTAGCTTCCTCAAAATCTTCTATGTAGTCTGAGGTACCATATTCGGTAATATCATTTTCAGTTAAAGATTTATTAAAAATGGAAAACCAATCAGGAGTAGTACCTGTAGTAACTACACCACCAGCTGCTTCAGAAAGAATACCTTTCTGTTTTAAAATAGTAGTAGTTTCTTTAAATGTAGAAGCATTAGTAACATATTGAGGAAATAAGGATTTAGCCTGTTTAAGAAATATTTCTTTATTTCCTTTTCCTTCTTTAATTAAATTATACTGGTCTTGGAGTGTTTTCATGTTATTTTTTAAATAATTTTATCAAATCATTTAGATATTCTACAGCTAATTCAGTGCTATATATATCATTTGTAGATGGTCTTTGTTTATAATAATCAACAGTTTGTTGCTTAGCTTTTTGAAGTAAAGGAATTAAAATATTAAGTTTAATTTCTATTTCCTCAAATTCTTTCATTCTTTGAGTTACATGTTGCTTAACATCAGCATCTTGTGTATCTAAACTATTTATGTAACTTTCAACATTAAAATTTTCTTCGTTTAATTTAGATTTCCACAAATGTTTATATTCAATACCTTTTTGTTTTTTAGCTAAAACATCAGGATTAGCATCTTTAAAGCCTAAAGAAGCATATGCTGTATCTTTTACACCTTTAATTTTTTTATTAGAATAAGCATATTTTGTAGCTACTCCTTCACCAGTTCCTGGAGTAACAGATGCTGTGCCACCTGTAGCGCTGGTTTCTAGGAGTTTTTTCTTGATTATGTTTTTTAAATATGCTAAGTTATTCATTTAATAGCTTTTTTTAGTTCTTCTAATAATTCTGAATATTGGAGAAGATCAATAAGGTGATCGTCTTTAATTTTTTGATTTTTATCTAATTCGGTGAGTAATTTAGATACTTCTACTATTTTAATTTGAGTAACTTTATCTGTAACTTTTTTATTTAAAGATACTAATTTAGATTTGATTTCATTAATCTTACCATTATAGAAATCTTTTAGTTTAGATGTAGAATCTACAGAATTAATGTATTCTTTAAGAATAAGTTTTTGAGGAGAACTAAGATTTTCGTATTTAGAATTAAATTTATTTAAAAGTACTTTATAAGTAAGAATACGAGTATCCTTATCATAATTTTTAAATTCTTCTAAAAGTTTATCTTTAGTTTGAGTTTTATTAATAATACCTTTAGTAAGAAACTCTAAAAGAGTAAATTTATTTTCTACTATAGTATTAGGATGAATGTTATTTTTTGAATTAGATATTTCTAATAAAGTAGCAAATGATGCTAATGCTTTATAATGGGAGATTCTAATTTTAAAAAATTCTTCTAAATTGTAATTTTCTTTAATTTCTTTAATTAAATTATATTTTTCTTTTCTTAAAGAAGTTCTATTTAATTTTTTAGATGCCTCTAACACAGTAGTAATAGCTATGTTAGCTTTGGATTCACTTAAACTAGAATTTTTAAATAAAGTTTCAAATAGTTTATATTCTTTACCTAATTCAGTATTAATAAAATATTTTTTTAATAATCCTAAAGCCTTAGAATCATCACCTTCTAAAGTATCAGCTGTTACTCGTCGAACTAATAAT